TTACCAAGCGCCTGGAGTTGGCGCATCAACTGTGTGGAACCTGTCCATGGCAGCTAGGTAGTCCACATACCTCTCTCCCTCCCCAATCAAGGATCTCACCTGGAGGACGGCTGCTCTCAAGTTGGTGGCCCAGGTTGCCCTGACCGTCAGTCCTATCAAGCTTCCACATGCCATGTCATTTCCCTTCCGCAGATATGGGATGTCCCGCCAATTGTACACGGGAGTTTTGTCTTTCATATGGGGATTGTCGGTGATCCACACCCTGTTCCAGACTTCCAGCATGTCTTCATTCGTCATCCACTCTCCCTTTCCATGCAGGGACCAGGTTGTCCTGCCTGTTGGAACCCAATTTGATGGGACTGCAGAAGAAATGGCGAATCCCATTGTTCTCAAATCCCGCCTATGGAAGTACATCAACAACCACATTTGAGCATAGGACTTGCTTAAGGCAGCTGTTTCTCTCAAAGTCCAGCCTCTTCCTGGGGACACCCTGGCCCTTCCAACAAGCTCGTGCTGGGATCTGCAAGGAACGACTATTGTTCTTCCGTCTTTGAGCATTAGCTCATGGAAATGGTGGGAGCAAAAAGGTACACGGTCCCAATCTTCCCAGCCGTCAGATGGTTCCCATTCAGGGACGTCCTTCCGCACCTTTGACATCTCATTCAAATGGTGTAGAGCATGCGCAAAACGCTTGTCCTTTGCTTTCACTACCACGTCATCTCCGCTTATGGCCATCCTCTTCAACACTTCTTCACCGTTTTCGTTCAGCCATTCCTCTATTTCCCTGAGTGCCGACACTGTGATGTTTTCGACTTCCTCCGGCATGATGACACCTTCAGCTTCCATGAATCGAATCAGCTGGACTTTGATGTTTGTTCCTGTGTTTAAAGCATATGTCACCACTTGGCCACTGCCCCGCTGGCAACGTCTGGATATGACATCCATCAATGTTCTTCCCTTTCCTGGTCTCATCACTCTGACCACTTTGTTCTTGTAAGTAAAGGTCATGATAGCTCGTGCCAGTGTGGCTTGCTCCGGTTCCATGTAGGCCATGACATCCTCTTCATCCTCAAGATCCTCTTCCGTTATTTTTGTGTCCCAACCGGCTGTGTCATCTGCATAATACGTGCCTTCCATTGTGTCCATCTCTTTCAAGATATACCCCAGTCTTTGCAGCCCTAGGCCTTCCACCCCTGCCCCTGAATGCTCTCTCGCCATCCAATGATCCTCGTTTAGAAATCCAAGAGCTTCAAATTCAAGGAATCGGGCACCCAGCCACATGTACCAGATGGCTCTGCTCCCTTTGGCTTCTCCAAATTCCGTTTGTTTTTTCTCACGCTTTCCCATCATGTTGTACACGCATGTTTCACACCTGCCATTCTTGTGCGCCTCTCTTTCCTTGTCCACCAGCTCCCAGAAACGGGGGTCCTCCACCGCATCCGAAGCACTCCCCCATTGGTTTTCCTCCTCAAAAACAGCCCCGAGGGCTGCGTTTGAATGCACCTTTGCAATGAACTCTTCCTTGGTGCAGAGGCGTGGCTTCATTCCCTTGGATCTAAATCTCCTCCAGAACCACTGACTGACAACTTTCATTATTTTCCTGGTTCCCATCCGAGGGGAAGTTGCTCTAGTATCCACTTTCTCCTTGAACACCCTCTGCTGCCCAAATGGGGTTGTATCCGTCATCGCGGTTTTCACCACTTCATCGATGTTATCCCATGGATGGGACAGTTCTCGAACAACTCCATTCACCATTGTTGAGGCACTTCCGGTTGTTTTGGTCTCATAACTTCCGTGATACGTCCATGTTGAGTATGGATGTTCTTCATCATAATGCCATGTTTCCTTGAACTGGTCCTTCAGCTTTTCAATGCGTGTGCCGATAACCTCCATGTTAGGTTCAGCAGCTAGCTGGGCTGGTCTTCTTGTGCCCGTCCCCAGGCTAACATCCGGGATCGTTACGGGAGGGGAGTTGATTCGCATCCGGTTCAGCAAGACTCTCGAGCAGCTACTCACCATATTGGTGATGTTTCCTCTACCTCCTGACACCCAGTACATTTCATGAGTGGAATTTCGTGAAAGTGGGACTCTAACAAGGCTCCCTCCAAACCTTCTCTGCAAGTTTTCCATTTTGCTTATCACATTTGGCATGTATGGGCACAAGATCTTTATACAGAAGGCTTCCGGTTTTCTCTCCATTAGCCACTTCTCAGCCAGAGCCATCACCTTCAATGTTCTGGTGGCTTCAACTTCTGGGTTGGGATGTGATTCTCCAATGTCACACATGAGGGTGTCACAAGGATGTGTGGCCATGTACATGACATCTTTTATCTTAAAGGTGATTAAATTCCATCCATAGCTCTTAACCAGGCGTGGGTTCTCATGTCCAAATCCTCCTTTTGTGAAAGCCAGCACCTTCGTGACTTGCCTGACTCCTGCCACCAGGTAGCTCCAACCGCCACGGCCACACCCAAGGTCAGTCACTCTCCCTCTTGGTGAGAACAGACTCCTTTCCAGGAGCCAGTTAAGTTTTGCAGTTCCCCTGGATACGGCATGTACTCCTGATGTATCTCCTTTCGTGTGCGCTTCCACCGCTTCACTTCTATCCACTTCCAGGATCATGCTCTTTTTGTAGTCTTCGAACCGCTGTCTTCCCATGCCGTTTAACTCTTCTTTCCACATCTGTCCTAAGGTCCTTCCCCCGGGTCCTCCTCTTCGAATGTTAATGTTCTTCGTGTTCCTCATCACGGTGTAGGCCAAGGGAGCTCCCGCCAACCAGTTTCCCTTCAGCAGTTGCACTGTTGCCACAGCCGTTGTTGTGTTCCAAAACACTGGGGCTCCTCCCTCAAGAAATGTAGCCATCACAGCTGTTCCAACCACTCCACAGTCAATCAATTCGGGAATTCCTTTCCCGATGAAGGCCGCTCCAGCCACTCCCAACAGCAGCATCCACAAGCCCAATTTCTTTTCCAGCAAGGGGTCAACCGCTTCCACATCCAAATCAACGGCGGGAATGCCATCAATGGTTGGATTCTTCATGACCCCGGCTGCCGTTCTTCTTGTAGCCGCTGCTGAAAACTCAGCTTGGAGTGCTGATATCAAAACACAGTAGTGGGCCAGCAACATCAGGACAGCCACTGTGACTGCTCCTGCATTGACCTGGGAGCTAACCCCCAGCAAAAGCAGGGGGACACCCCAATCGACTTTCAGTGATGGCCACCCCAAGTTCATGTTGAGCAGAAGACTAGCTTGCTGTGTCATGGCCGCGACTGAAAGGCTTCCATATTGACTCTTGATCATGTGTCTGACCCAAGGGCTAATGAACACAGTGGCCGCCACATAAAGACTCCAGGCGGCCGTGGGGTTTATGCTCGGCATTTCCCAAGGAGTCACACTATCTTTTTCCTGCCCTATACCAAAGTCTCTCTTGGTTCGCTCCAGCATTCCATTCTCATTTGCGGCGACAGCTCCTGCTATCACTAACACTGCAATGACAATCTTAGCTATCTCGTTGTCAGTTATAGACCTCTGTTTTTCAGAGTCGGGGACGAGGACGACCATGAGAATGAACATCACAACCACTAGCCCAGCCACTTGCGCAGCTGGGACCTCGGCCCATAAAAGCAGTGCAGAAGCAAACATCATCGTGATCAAGCCAACAGTCATCTTGCTCATGCCCTTTGACCTCATTAGCACAAAGAAAATCCCTAGGGTGACTATGGTAGCCAACGCCACCGTGATTGCCACTTCCAGAGCTTCCGGAAGTGAATTCATTGCCTCTCTATAGGCTCTTGAGGAGCTATCACCACTCCATAGTATATACAAGGTGTCCATGGCATTCATCCACTTTTCGTTCATGTACCCAGGAAGCCCTCCGATAACCGTCAACAAGTCGGAAGCACTCCTCTTTCCTTCCGCAAACTCCATGTACTTCTTTGTCGAGACGCTGTCTGAACTCATTCTGGCGTCATGCCACCGGGGTCGAAAGACCACATTTTCTCCGTTCTTCTTCCTGACAACAACTTCCTCGTTGTCTCTCATGATGGTATTTTCCATTGGCCCATCAAAGCACCAGCTTCTGTCCTGGTACTGAATTCCACTTTTGGCTACTTGATAAGCTAGCCACACAGTCAAGTCTCCACGTTTCAGCAGTTCTCTGAACTCCTTTTTCTGCTCGTCCCTGAGGCGGCATTCTCCGGCCATTAAGTTGCTTTTGCCCTGTTCTGGTCCATAAAACTCAGCTACTAGTCCTCCTCTCACGTGAACATTGTCCATCAGGATGCGAGCTTCCAGCCACTGCACGTGTCCTGAGTTATCTTCAGATGTTTTCCCTTGATACACATACTCATCCTCTTGGGTGTCCTTGTTTCTTCCGACCCTTCCTCTACGCTGTGCTGCACTAGCCGCCGTGACGGCCATTGGCCCCAGAAGCTCAACCCTATCTTGTGCAAGAACTGGCTTGAAAGTTGAACGTCCGTCTATTACTCTACTAGCTCCGAAGTTAGCCCCCATTTCTGAAATGTCTGTTGTTACGACAAAGTCCCAATCCGTGGTCTTAACTCTCTTGTACTCTTCGTCGAATGTTTTCCTATTTAGCTGGATTACATTTTTACCTCCTCGTCTCAAACAGTTGGCTATCTCCTGCCCAGTTCTTATCGATGGGACGAACCAGACTGTTTTTCCGGTATATTCAGTTATCCACTCATTCCCTGTGTTCCATGCTCTCTCTGGGATCACACGCTCCTCGTCATGAATTGGACTATTGGATGATGGAAATGGATCACTGGTCCCCGGTGGAGTGGCAGTCATAAAGATTGCAGCGGCTTCCCCCAGGTCAACTTTTGTAGCAATTATCCCCCTGGCGGCAATACTTAGTGGGTCAAGGAAGTGGGCTTCATCCATAATAAACATGTTGTAGGAAGGGATTTGTGTCCCTATCATGTGCCTGTTGGTGAAGGTGGCATGGCACATGAGATCCACCAGCTCGTTTCCAGCCCCTGCTCTCTCAACAGCTGTGGTCTGATACCTCACCGCTAGCCCTTTTAATGCTTCGGCCATTTCAGCAGCCACAACACGAGTTGGAGCCAGAATCACTGTTCTCAATCGCTTCTCAATGCACTTCTGAACTAATGCGGGGAGGACCACACGTGTTTTTCCACTCCCGGGGTGCAAGTCCACTATCGTTATATTTCTCTTACGGAACATGTCTTCAGTTATGACTTCTGGAGCTTCATCGTCTCTCGCCATTTTCTGAGATATCGCGCTGACATAATCTGAGTTGCCTATCACTACTCCATTTCCATACAGCCCCACCACTGCTCCTTTTGCGTTGAGAATCGGTGAGCCTGAAGTGCCCTCTGGGTAATCCAGGGCCACGGCTCCCAGCTCCCCTTCTTTCGTCTTAAAGATTCCTGGCTTTGTTTGTACGTTCTCGGGGTTCTTCTTTGGTGGAACTGCCAGTAGTTGGACCTCTTCAATTCCATCCCATTGACCTTTCAACTGCCAAGCACCTCCATAGCTAATCAAATCCTCTTGCACGCTGGCCCAGAACGGATCAATTCGTCCCTCCTCTAGCTTGAGAGAGGCTCCCTGCGTCACATGCCACATTGTGTGAAATACTCCATTCTCCATGATTCCAACTCCAATCTGTTTTGACCCTAAAATTGTTTCCTTCATTACTCGATAAACTCCAGCGTCTTTCTTGCATGCGACAGACTTCCTTGGGGCAGGAATGTCCCACATTGCTCCGGATCGCCGCCCCGTCTTCTTGTACAGAAACCAAGCTCCACAAGTGAATGGCAAGACGACTGGGTGCAGAGAAGTCAGTGCCAAGAGCACGATCATCACCACATGTTGCTCCATGCTCACTCTTTTTTCCGCAATCAAGTCCATGTCTCCGTTCTCATTGATTTTCACTTCAAGGCGGGGACTTTTTCCCACTATGGGGGCCGTTGCGCTCCAGCTCACGCGCCCCGCAAACTCCAAGCGGAGATCCACGGCCTTTCCGCTCAAAAGAAAGGCAAAGAGTAGCAAGCCACCAAGCAAGGCTGGAACCATGACAGTTGTAGTGTTGTACACAGTCCCAAGAGCAGCTATCAGTATTCCGACCACCGCCAACATTTCACCTGCTGGCACGCTCCTCTTCGCTCTCTTCTGTTTCATCATGAAGGAGGCTGCAGTCAGGAGCACTCCAGAGCCACTAAGTAGGGCAATTAAAGCTGCATATAGCCTGACACTTCTTCTTTCTCCTGCACTTCTCTCCGCCATCAAGAGCTGTCCAACAACCAGTGAGAACATAAAAAATTTGTAGGTTCCTAAAACCGTGGCCCCTCCGAGGGGCGAAAACAGAGCAATGAGTGGAAGGGCTATAGCGGATGTGTGTGGATCAATTAAAGCCCGCAACACCAGCCATGCTAGTGCAATTTCATTTCCAATAGCCAAGATGTTTCCTTCCATCCCCATGGTTAGGATTTGTGTTAGAGCTGCTATTGATCCAACCAGGATGCCCTCTATTGGTGACCATCTCCTCCTAAGCATGAACCCTAACAAGTTCAATGGTTGAATGCGGAAAGTTGCTACCAAAGCCAGATGTAGTATATCCCCTCCTGAATTCATTTCAGCAAAGGTCGCTCCTAGTAGAACTAGCACCCTTCCTAGATCCTGGTATGATATGTTACCACCCACCATCAATCCGAGAACAAGAGCTGCTCCACCCAGAATACTGGAGACAGTCCACCTTCTCTTAAACCCTCTTGTGAGCGCCAAAGTCAACACCAACACGCCAAGAGATAGATTGTCCATCTGGTTCCCGTCGGCCGCATGCACCCACGATCGGATCAAGCTCTTCTCTTTGTGTGAAACTGGCTGCACCTCCATCCCGTACCAACATCCATCCGGAGCCCAAAACGAGAGTGGAGGCAAGGTGCATGCTTTGCAGCACCATTCTGGAATCACTTTCCCAAATTTATCCGTCGTCCGGGCTGAGCTTTTCCGTCCTGTGCAATTCCCATCTACCTTCACCGTTGTCCCCGGGCATTCTTCAAATCTCACTTCAAGCGGTGCTACGTGCCATGGCCCATGGGTTTGTGTTGAATACCCACTCCTGGTGTTCATCCAGCTACGTGGACCAGCAATCTCCACGGGGATGACTAGCTTGGACAGTTCTACAGAGTCGCCGTGAATAGTCTGCCCCTTGGATCTTGAACACCACTTGATCTCTGTCAAGTGGGCGCGCTCCAGGAACCAGCTTTCATTTTTCTTGGACTCTATCCAGCTACCTAAGTCAGCATGGACTCCTCTGTCACCTTTCACGGCTGCCCCACTTGTCTTCTCATCGCATGTCGTGCCACTATCACCTCTTTCTTCCAACCAGATTGATGTGTGAAACAACCCGACTCCGAAGTCCTCGACTTTGAAGATGTTCCAAGCCCTATTCTCATATGGACAATCCACCGCATCACCATCGACATAAAAAAGGCTTTCCTTCTCTTCTGGGTCCATTAGAATTGATTTGCCCCATTTCTTCCAACCTATCTCAAGGGGAGCTCCATTCTGCAATTTCTTGCCTCCCACTGGAAACGAGTAGTTGCTGCTACCCACCACTACTGTGATATTTTTCCCATTCGCGTCCAGCAGGGCATTGAGCTCGCTGGATACGGAGTGCCACATGATGTGCTCCAAACGGTTGGTGGAGGCCACGCCGCAAATGCCTTTCTTATGACTGCTCCAGATGGCAGATGCCAGTCGCTTAGGCTCCATGGGGTGCATTCTGTAATTATCCTTCCACTTATCAACTTCATTCATGAGGAAAACCCCTTCTCCACATCTCAGTTCCTTCCTGGATGGGTCCAGTGAACAGCCTACATCGGCATGCACAGTTACCGCCATAAAGAGGAGGATTCCTCCTACACCTAGCAGGCTCAAGGATACCGTCCTCTCTCTTGCGTTGATTCCTAACCACATTAGGAGGACGCCGAGGATGATCCTGGTCATCCAACTTAGCCCGCCAAACAACGTCTTAAAAGTCCCGCTAAAAACCTGGTGGATGGCCTTCCCCACACTGTTAAAGAACCCTCCAATCGAACCAAAGTCCCATGCATCGTCCCCCATTGATACCAGGCGTTGTGCTCCTTTTGCGGCCAGGACAAATGCATTGCCAATTGAACTTCCACTCCTGTGCCAAGCATAATGCAATGGGGGTGTTCCTCCTTCAACCTCCAGTATGGAGTTCCCAAATGGTGCTTCCACCTCAATCGCCACTTTTCCGTCAGCCTCGAGCAGGATGGGATTGACTGTTATTATCCTTCCTTCCAGTTTCTTATCGCTAGCGTCCAGAAAGTTGGTTACCACTCTGCAAGGCGCTTCCGATGATGATGTGACCTCAAAAACCACAGTTCCATGACCCGTATCAGCAGGAGCTCTTGAAAATGTGAAAGCGCTGGCACAAGCTTTATATGTTCTTCCAACCAGCTTTAGCTTTTCCATTTTCAATCTGCACGTTGTTGTTATGCCTTTCAGCGTGCATTTGTTCCCATCGCAGTCCACTGATCGTGCTCCAGCTAGTGCCTGGTAAACAGCTCCAGTTTGGTCACCCAACCTAGTCACGGGCTGCGCTGTCCCTTTTGGGTCCCAGAAATGATACAGTTTTTCCCTCTCATGCCACTTTTGGGCGGAAGCTCCTGTCCAGGGCAGGGATAAGTCGTTAAACCACTCCTCATGGACCAGCCAACTCAGTTCGGCTGGGTCGGTCATTGCCACGTACATCCCCTCAACTTCAGAACCGAGTCGGGCCTGGCAGCTTACCGTGACCTCTCCAAACTCACCTAGTGCCACTGTACTCTCCGGAGCCTTGGGAGTCATCTCAATCTTCTTGCTGTGGTCATGATCATCTGCTTGCGTTGCTTTCGCATAATCCATGTTTCCATGAACTGACACCCTAATGACATGCTTGGTGTTCTCTGCTAGCATTTTCTTCCCCACAAGCTTCTTCTCACAATTAAATTGCACACACGTTTCAATGCTTCCTTTACCAAAGAGCCCACATCCGTTGCCCCATCCTCTGTCTGAATAGCCTCTCTTGCAGAAATAACTTTCATCGTTAGCTTTCGGGTCGTGGGCTTCTCCTGTTGTAGGACATGCCGCTGTGGTTGACACTGAACCAGCAGCTACGCTGGTGCAGTACTGCTTTACAGTAGCCATTTCTTCCACTTCCACACTCTCCAGGGATAGATCCAAGGTGGGTTTATCTTTCGCCATGATTGTCACACATGTTTTCCCTTGCAACACGACGTCCACCCATGATGCCAGATTGGTTCCTTCGATGAAGTCTCTATTCGGTATAGCCACACACCTGATAGAATACGCTGGCGCCACAATCATTAGCAGCACAAACACCAGTACTCCTTGAATTTTTGTCCTTGCCGACATCCAAGCCAGACACAGTGCCGCCAACACATACGCCGGGTTTTTCAGCATCCATCTTTCCATTTTTTGCAAGTGGATTAATGAAGCATCCTTGGAGAGCCACACGCTAGATTCAGTGTCATGCTTCACTCCATGCACAGGATAGGCAATGGATCTCCGGGACCTACGCTCCCCAAGGCAAATACCGTACTGCACGTAAGCTTCTCCTCCCTTACACCAGCAATCAACTCCTTCTGGTTCAGCTTCCTTGACGTCTGGACAGAGATGCGTCATAGTTATGTCGCATGGTCTTCCCACCTCCGAGGATAGCACCACACAGGTAAAATTTTCACGCCCTTGCAGAACACGCAGTGTTGTTCCCACGTCCTTGGGCCCTATTCTGATTAGCGCCTTCCCCCCATAACTGCCCAGCGAGGCAGCCACGGTGAGCGCTATCATTTGGAGCAAGATTAAAGAGGTTGCTCCACCTCTGCGTTTCCTTGAATTAACTCCATTCATCATGCTGCCTAGAGCTTTCTTAAATCCTTTGAGCACATGCATTGCCTCTCCTTTCGGAACGACCAGGAAACGTCGCACAAGCTCTCTGGGTGCCCGAATGCCAACGAAATGCAAAAATGCTGACATTGCGAACACAAGGCGGATACTTCCCAGACCTCTCAGAGCCTGGCCAACCGCCTTAATGATGTTACCTACTAGTGGGATGTCGTATGGATTTCCCACTTTGAGGTCTATGTTGGGCAGTGCACGCATGCTGCGGACAGCAGCTGCTTTCCCAACTTTTTTGGTCTTCTTTACTCCTCTCTTGAGGACAGAGACGCCAGACCTAAAGCGCCTCAGCACATTGTTAGCTGCCCCGAAGGGCAGCCTTCTCCTAAGGTTCATAACCAT